CGACGCTCCGGCTCTGACTCGGGCTGAACGAGGAGACGACGCCCATCTGGAACAGCGCCTTCGTTCCCGAGCCGTAGGCCGGGGCAAGGAGCCGAACCTTCTGAGAGACGGCAACCCGTGTGTTCGGGCTCGTCCCGAAGTCGTAGAGGTAGGAGCTACCTTGTACGCCATTCGCTGGGTTGATGTCGGTGTTGGCCATGAATCTCCGTGGGCTGACGAGAGCCGCCCTTACCGTGGCGGGCTATAGGGGCGGAAACGGGTGTTGATGTACTTGGCGGCGACCCTGGAGGCGCTTCGAGCGTAGGGGTTGCCCTCTTCGTCGCCCTTCTCAGATTGGAAGTTCCGCCAGGCGTCCTGGGCGTCCTTTCCGGTCATGAAGGTCTTGGTCGAGGGCCAGTAGAGGACTTTCTCCCCCTTCTTGAAGGGGTTGCCCTTGGAGTCGGTGCCTGGATACTTTGCATCCATCCACCGAGGGTCACCCCGAAGAACCTGGCCGTACCCACGTCCGTACCCGGCTGTCTTGATGCTGAGCTTGGCTTCAGAGACCGCCCACGCAGCCACATCCTTGAGGTGTGTGGCTGCGGTGTTGATCTTCGACTCCACCCAGTCGGGCAGAAGCTCCCCCTCTGGCACCAGTTCATCGAGCATTGTGCTCGTTTCGTGGAGCATCCAGAGGTTCTGCTTCGTCATGTAGTTGCCGTCTGAACCGCTGGTCTTGGAGTCATCCATGGTCTGCTCAGACCGTTGCCGACTGCGACGAGACGCGGAAGGTCAACTGGATGTAGAGCAGCGGGAAGACCGGGATGTAGAAGGCTTCGACCAGGACAGCCGTGGGATCCTCAGGGTCGAGGATGACGCTGACTCCGGTGAAGCTCGTGATGATCTGTCCCTGGACAGCGCGCTTGAACATCTCGGAGAGTTGCCCCTCGATCTGCCCGAGGATCTGCGGGAGGAACTTGACGCCGATGAAGGCATCGAGCACCGCACGAGCGCGACGCTGCATGTCGTCTGCGATCTGGATGACCGTCGGCAGCTTCGTGAGCGTGTTGCTCATGTCGCTGGTGAGGCCGTGGCGGATCCGCATGAACGGAAGACGCTCCTCGATCACGGTGACACCACGCGAGGCGACCTGGTTCGCTTCCACCGCGTCGAGCGACCGAGCGAGGGTCGTGAAGCCACTGAGCAGCCGACCCGTCCACGGAGTTGCCGAGTCGATGCTCGGAGCCGTGGTCGAGGAGGCAACCGCTCCTGCGATGTACCGACCGTCCACGAGGTACGTCTTGGACGCCCCGAGAACGTCGGTGAGGGTGATCGTGGCGATGTCGGGGTAGACGAACCGAACGCGCGTTGCGCCAGTCGCCTGAGCAAGAGCACCAGCCTGCGAGGGCTGGGTACCCGATGCGAATCCGAAGATTGCGGTGCGCTCTGCGCGGTAGCGGATGCTCGACTGCACATCACAGTGGATGGCCGTGAACTTCGTCAGGACCGGCGTAGCCGGGGTCAGGAACACGAGGACCGTGGGCGAGATGTTGCCCGGAAGCGAGTCGCCTTCAAGGTCCACGAGAGCGTTGAGGTACGACTGCTCGCTCGCCTGAGACGAACCAGGCTCCTTGAGAACCTGGTAGGTCGCGATGATTGACGACCCGTTCAGGAACGCGAGGAAGGCCGCGAGGGAGAGCGGGTTGTCCGGGCTCACCGGTCCGTACTCGGCCACGACCTCCGACAGCCGCGAGAAGAACTTCGGGGAGAAGTCCTGCTTCCGGAAGAGGTAGCTGACGTAGTAGATCTCCCCGATGGTGGGCTCATCGCCCGTCTTCTTGAAGGTCTCGATGAACGCCGTGTCACCCACGACCACCAGCGAGGTGTTCGTGACCGTGAGTTCGAGTCCGGGGATTGCGAGGGTCGGGATGTTGCCATCCGTCGTGAACGTCTTGCTCACCCTGAAGGTGAGGGTTGCGTTCGCGCCTGTCGGGTAGGGGAGCCCACCCGCACGCGGAAGGATCGTGAAGACCAACCCGGTCACTTCATCCCGGTAGGTCTGACCGACCACGCCGTCCTGACCGACACCCGAGTTGAAGACCGAGGTGTCCGCCGAACCAGAACCGAGACTCGGATTCGAGGACGTGACGAAGAAGCCGTTGATTGCGGCCTCACCAGACGATCCATCCGCCGACGTGATGAGAAGCAGCGTCCCCGTCACGAGAGAGTTGTTCGTGGTCGCGTTGTCGAAGTTGATGCTCGACCCGACTCCGAGCGTCTGGCTCTGGAAGTACAGGAAGACGTTGCCCGTCGAGTCCTTCTGGATGCCAGCGAGGGCACGGGCCGGGAAGTAGCCAGCGACAGGGAGTGCGTAGCTGAGCATCGACGCCACGAAGGACGCCGCTGCTGTGTGACCCATGAGGGCCGAGATGAACTGACGGGTGGAGACAGGCGTAGGAGCCGCCGAGTCGTCCTCAGCGAAGCCGAGGGTGTCGTTCGAGCTTCCAGCACCGATCACCAGGGTTGCAGCCGCGTTGACGCCGCCTCCGACGAGACGAGCAGCCGCACCCTCCTGGAGAACCTGGACGGTCGCGCTGAGCCCCGCAGCCACGATGGCTGCGTTGATCTGACCGAGGACCGAGCCAGCGATCGTCACCGGACCGAAGGCCGTAGCCGTGCCCAGAGTCGAGGCAGTGAAGATCACCGTGACGAGGCCGCCACCCGCCGTGAAGGTCAGGAGGTTGTTCGCCGGGTTCGACGGGTCTGTGCCGTCGTAGAAGATGACGTTCGCCTGACCGTCACGCGCATCACCGTAGGTGGCCGTGGCGACCTGACCATCCGCCCATCCAGTGTAGGCGATGATCGTCGGTGCCTTGACGTTCGCACCGAAGACAGCCTCAGCCGTCTCACCGTTGATGAGTCCGGACTTCACCATGCCGGTGCCGCCCTGAAGGGTGATCCCGGTCTGTGCGAGGGTCGAGACGTAGGACAGCGAGTTCCCACCTGGGAAGATGCGGTTCCTGAGAAGGATGCGGTCGTAGGGGAGACGACCAGCCGTTGTCGCCACCGTGTAGCGACGAGCGATCGGACCGTTGTAGATCTTGGTCTGATTGCTGTTCGTCGCCGTGTCCGTGTCGATGCCTGCCAGAACTGCAAAGTCCCGTGCGAGCAGCGCGTTCGTGATGAACTCCAGGTAGCCAGCGTCGTCACCGCCGAGGAGCGTGGCTGTAGCCCACACACCGAGTGTGACCGTCGTGCTGACCGCGATGGTGTTCCCGGCAGACCCGCTGGCCTTCGCCTTCGCGAGCATCGTACCGACGACAGTTCCAGCAACCGCTGTGACCGTCGGGTGGAGTGTCGTCGCCGCTGCGTAGGTGACGCCAGCCCCTGCACCGAGCGTGATCGCCGCGATGAGGTTGCTGAGCGAGGCGGCAGCCGAACCGCCGATGAGGACGTTTCCATCCACGTTCGTGAGAACGGTCTGGAACGTGTAGACCTTGCCGTCGATCGTGACCGTCTCGGTGTTGAGCGGGATGCCGCCGAACGTCAGGAGGTCCGAGGCCGTGCCGATCGCGAGGGTGAACCGGACCTGGCCCGAGGCGAGTGCCGAGGCCGTGACCGACCCGAGGAGGAAGCCTGCGCCGTTGATCGTCGCAAGCTGCGTGTTGATCTGGGCGACGAGCGCACCGACCGACACATACGCGCCAGGCGCGAGGGTGATGGTCTGGTTGCCCGACGGTCCGTTCACGTCTCCGGTGTAGTGGAGGGTGAGTTGGTCGTACTCACCAGCAGTGACCGTGAAGGCCGTGAAGGTGCCCGCGCCGTTGTAGTAGGGCTCGTTGCCTGCCAGGACAGCCGATGCGTTGATGGCCGAGACGAAGTTGGCCGCCGTCGCACCGAGGACAGTGCCCGTCGCCGCAGCGAGGGGGACGCCATCCACGAGGAGATTGATCGCGTCGTCCACACCCGAGGTGAGGTCGTAGGTCGTCTCGCCTGAGGCCGCTGTGTACTTGATCTCCTCACCGAGAAGGTGAGCGAAGGCTCCTGCGCGGGTGCCTGCCGTGGGTGACGAGAGATCAACACCAGCGGCGATGCCGGTGAAGGCAGGAACACCATCGAAGGTCACCCGGAGACGATCCGAGGTGTTGTCGATCGTGTAGTAGGGACCGGGGCCGAAGTTCGTGAACCGCGCCGGAGTCAGATCCGACGTGGCAAACTCGACCTGAACAGTCTCCTCGACCGGAGCGGCACCCTCGACGCGAGCATCGGGGAAGAACTCCGAGCCCGACGGGAACACGATCTCTACGGTCGTGAGGTCAGTGCCCTTGGCGGTGAGGCTTGCTCCGAAGAGGGATGCACCCGAACCGCCCTTGAGCGAATAGGTGCCGATGCCTCCCGGACCCGCTGTCACGCACGTCAGCGTGTAGGCGCTGCTCGTGCCGATGTTCGCCATGTCCACGAGCGTGTTGTAGTAGAAGCTCGCGAAGACCGAGGCTCCTTCCGGGACCATCGGGCTGAGCGTGATCTGCGAGGTGGTGCTGTCCACCTTGAGGACCGTCACCGGACCACGGTCGATCGCATCCTGGACGCCGAAGCCCCAGTATGCCGTGATGAGGTCGGGGCGAGTCGTCGGGAGGTCAATCCTCCCGTTGGAGACGACCTGGTACAGAGCCGACCCGAGCGGGTTGCCGCGACCGTTGCCCGTCGTGGGCTGATACGGAAGCTGGAACACCGTGCGGCTCTCGACCGAGACCGGACCCGTGCTGTTCACGGTCGGGGTGCAGGGGGCCAGGAAGATCTGGTTGTCCACCAGCATCGCCTGGATCTGAGACGTGCCGAGGGTCGCCCCGCCCTCTGTGTGGGTAGCAGCAGAGATGAGCGCCGCCGTTCCCCAGACGATCACATCGTCCTTCAGGACGTAGCTGACGCCCTGGAGGAACGTGCCCGCCGTCGAACCATCCGGCGTGAGGGCGACCCGCGTGATGGCAGTGACGTTGATGTTCGCGAGGTAGTCGAACGTGTCCTGCCAGGTGTTGAAGAAGTAGCGGACCGTGACCGTGGAGCCGAGGGCCGGGGCGTAGGGGAGCGTGAAGCTCCGAGCCGATCCGTTGACCGCCGTCGGGATGACCTGGATGCCGTCCACGAGAACGACGATGCGCGACGGGTCGGTGGTCGTGATGCCGCCGCCCGTGCCGTCCACGATCGGACCCTGGAATGTGTAGAAGACCCGGTTGCGAGCAGTCGCCGTGTTCGGCGTGAACCCGAGGGTCGTGTTCGCCGTCCCGGTCCCGATGACGATCGACTTGTCCGCCGAGAGACGGATGCAGACCTGGGCGAGGTTGTTGACGTAGGTGGAGGCGACGAGCGAACCGATGCCCGCCGCACCATTGATCGTCGCTGCCACGACTGCGCCGCTCACCGAGGGGGCGGACGAGGGCATCACGATGTTCACGAACGCGAGTCCGTCCACCGAGATTGAGAACACGTCGTTCGCCCCGAGGACGAAGGCGAAGGTCTGACCCGCGAGGCCGTCGATGACGGCTGCATCCTGGGTGATCTGATCCGACACGTCGTCGGTCGTCAGGGTGTCCGAGCGGTCGAAGAAGTAGGTGCAGCGAACGATGTCAGTCACCTGTGGGGCGACTGCAATCTCCACGATGCCCTTGGCTGCATCGAGGCCGAGGACCACGGTGGGGAAGCCATTGACGCGGCACGAGACTGCGCTCGTGTCCACCGCCGGAGTGCCCGTACCATCGCCCGAGACGATCGGAAGATTACGGACCTGGAACTTCGTGATCACCCCATCGAACGCCCCGATGGAGACGACCCCACTCGGAGAGACGCTGGTGACTGCACGCCCTGCCTCGTCCTCATCCACGACCTGTTGGTCGATGGTGCTGGAGGAGCCACGCACGACGGGGAGGTTCGACCGGGAGAGGATCTCCGTGCCAGTCCCGATGAACACAGGGAGGCGATCGGGAATCGGGGTCGGGGTCGGGGGGACGCCGAAGAAGGTCTGGGTGTAGACACCGGGCGGGGCGTAGCCACCACGAAGAAGAGTCGGCATGTGTCGCGCTCCTGGAACTGAGGTGAATCAGACCTCTCCTGAATAGAGGAGAGGAAGTGGAAAGCGCGGGGGATTCGTGTGGATCGGTGATTGACCACGGTGCCGAGGCACCGGGAGGTGGCCGAGTTCAGGTGGCCTTCTGCGCCTTCATGGCTCTGCCGTGGGCATCCATCTTGAAGTGGAACTTTCGAGATCTCTCAGAGGCTGCCCTCTGTTTGGGGGTCATCACCCCGTAGGTGCCGTCTGGCTTGCGGGTGAGGTCGAACCCGGTGACGCCCTTTTCCTCGATGACCTGAACCTTGTCCTTCTGGCGGGCCGCTATCTGGGACCACTTGGCCTTGGAGTCCTCACCCACCACCCGGTCATAGACGTAATCGTGAGAGGACAGCCCAGTGGCAGGAGCCGACAACCCCTGCGTGGGGACGCTGGTGCTCACCGAGAAGGACCGGGGGAGGTCTTGCCCAGCTTCTGACCCGCAGGAAGAACACTTCACCGCAGACAAAGCCGAGGCGACGCGGGCGGAGAAGTTCAATCCGCAGGACGAGCACTGGTATCGAAAGACAGGGATTGTGGTACCTCTCCTCTCAATGCGGCGGATATAGGGGTGTCAACGCCACCAAATGGATCAACCGAGGGTCTTCTCGAAGTGCTCGAACTTCCCTGAGAAGAACGGATCCTTGAACGGCGACAAGGAGAGGTCTTGCGGCAGCCCCTTCACATCCTCCTGGTAGGACAAAATCCTGGAGAGAATCGGGACATGGAGAAACCAATCTACTTGGATGGTCATCGAGATTGCGGAGTTGTAGAAGTAGTCGTCTCCGTTCTCGTCGTAGATCTCCTCTGACTCCCCGCCCATCGACACATCCATGATGTCGAGCCCCTCGTCAACGAGGTTGGGTCGCAGGATCGCCCACAGAAACATGGCCGTCTGATCCGCAATCTCGACCTGGGCGTTCACGTCACGGGCGATGATGTCGATGTCGATGCCCAGTTCCCACTTCCCGCCGTACTCCATGTACGCAGGCTCCCGGATTTGGGAGACGATGATTGCCCAACGGTCGCCCTTCTGGTAGCGCCGCCCGAAGACCAACACCACCCCTGGGATCACATGACTAAGGCCCGACTGGGCCTCCACCTTCCAGGGTCCGGTAGTCACCCCAGCGACCCGGTAGTCAGCCGAGAGCGCCTGTCCGTTGGCTAGTGGCACAGCCAGATAGACGGTGACCTGGTCTGCGCCGATCGTGTAGTTCACGCCCGGACGGAGGAGACGCCCGCTGGGCATCTCGAAGATCCGTAGGCTCCCGGCATAGGGGATCCCCTGAAGGGTCCCTTCCGAGGGGGTGGTCATCAGGATCCGCTCGTCCCTGACATCGAGCAGAGGGTCCACGAAGAACGTGTCTTCCGTGACCATCTCGCAGTAGTAGACCCCACTCTGAGATGGGAACCTACCCCCGTTTGCTTGGATCGCGAGGGAGTCCTCCCTGACCCAATCTACCGACAACCCTGCGTATCCTGGGATCTTGGCTAGGGCCACATAGCTCTGCACAGTCCCCATGAAGTTGTCAGGTGAGAACTGGACCTTGGTGGCAGAACCCGTCTTGAGGATGATGCCGTACTGAGGGCGTTCCTCGAAGGAAAATTTGCCCTGGATGTTGTCGATGATGTCCTGGTACCTGGGATGCAGAGACCAGTAGGCACGAAGCTCCTTGATGAGCCTCCGCCGCACCCCTTCGGTCAGAAAAAAGTACATGAGGTACCCAGGTTGTTGCGTGGACCGACGAAGTAGGTGATCTGCCAACCCCACCCGTGGCTTCGGGCGTAGGACTCACCAGCCCTCAGCTTTTCCCGGAGCTTCAGGTACTTAGGGTGCCCTGAAAGAGCCCTCTCAATCATGGATAGAGGCTTGATTTCTTCCAAGGACATGGACCCGTCGAGGTGGGTGATGAGAAGGTCAGGAACGTACCTATGAACCACCCCCAACCACTCATACTCAATGTAAAGCGGCTGGCTTTTCCAGGAGGAAACTGACGTGGTTTGGTCCAACTCCTGGAAGCGCCTCAGTTCCCAACTCGACATATAGTTGGCAGAACCACCCTTCTCTGACTCGTAGACACCCCTCACGAATCCACGAGGGTAATGAAGTCCCGCCACCACCCTAGAGGCCATTCTCAGAGAGGATCGGCTCCTGAACTCAGGATCAGACATTGCCAGCACAGATTCAGCCCGCTGCCTGAGCACGCGCTCGTCTGAGATTGCTGTGAGTCCCTTGTTCCAGCCCCTTCCACCCGCTGAGGCTAGGATGACCGCCTTCCTCTGCCTTGTCTCCTCTGAGTCTTTTTGACCCGTTCGTGAGTCTGAGATCCTTTTCCTGGACTCCGGAGGGAGCGTGTGGCCAAGAGCGGCCTCAGCCTTGGTCCTTTGGCGCATCCCGTTGGCATGGAGGGATTCCCTCACAAGCCGTGTGTTCGTTCCTGTCAGGGCAGCCACCTGACTCAAGGACATTCTCCTGGCGAAGTAGGCATCCACCAAGAGTTCTTTGGAGAGGATTGGTGACTTGCGGGGAGGCACAATATCGGGGTTACATAGGCCACCTAACGAGGCTTCTGTCAGGTGAAAATACACCCTACTCCTTCGCCCTCAGAACCGACTTCACAAGAGCTTGTGTGTCACTGATAGTCTGATTCTGGGTGACCTGTCGGTTCTGTATATCCTGGAGAGATGCCCGTAGCCGACCGACCTCTCGGGTGAGATCCCTCAAGAGGAAGATAGTCTCCGGTTCGTCTACTTCACGGTCGGTAGACTCCCACACACCCGCAAGATCCTCTTCCAGAGTGGGCAAGGAGGCTGCCTGCTTCGCGGCCTCCTTGTAGAGGTCTTTCTCTGGCTTTGCCCGGTACCCTCGGGGAGATCGATGACCCAGACACGAGAACTTCAGAGTTCCACTGAACTCGTCTTCGGAAATAGGTTCAAGACGACCCCAGCATGGGCATGAAGGATCCTTCTCAGAAGCCTTGTGGCAGACTCTAGGGGACTCCTCGTCGTAACCAGCTACTCGATTCCAAAGTTGCTTACTCATCAGCGTACTCCTGGAGAGCCTGCACGAGTAGCCCGTGGGCTACGGCATTGAGCGGATCCGAGGCTGCCCGAATCTCACTCACCTGGATCGGAAACTTCTTGCGCTTCTTCTCGAAGACCCCGGTGAAGAACTCCAGGAAACCACCAGCCAAGGAGGTGCCCCCGGAGACGATGATCGGGATGGGCTTCGGAAGCGAGAACCGACCCTCGACGGCCTTGAACTGGAGGGCGATCTGGTCGAGGACGTACTCGACCAGGTTCTTGTAGTAGAAGGCGAGTGCCTCTTGCTCCCTGGAAGTCGGGTTGTTGAGGTCGATGCCCTTTTCCTTGACCGAGCACATGCGAGCCTGGGTGGACCCAACCGACTTCGCCGCGCCAGAGTCGATCCAATCTCCCCCTCGACCGACAGAGAAGGCCAGCCCTTCTACCGTGCTCACAGAGAGGGCGATGTTGGTCATGCCCGAACCGAACGAGAGGGCAATCCCAGAGAAGCCGTCCCTGGCAGTCTCCGAGTAGATGATCGCCATAGCTTCGTTTCCAGAGTGGGGCGTGTACCCACACTCGGACACGATGCGGTCGAAGATGCCACGGTGGTAGACCACGTCTCGGCCCACCAAATCGACCGGAGCCGCCGGGACCGAGAAGTAGCAGTGCTCCCCTGGTTCCTCAGGAGCCCCGAGGACGTTCCGGACGAGTAGCCCGAGAACCTCCAGGGAATCCACCTCCGTGGAGGACACGAGGCCGCCAGAGAGCGGACGACGGGCTTCTCGTCCGAAGACGTTGGCCATGTCGAGAGCGGCATCCCCAAGGATGAGGATCTCACCCTCCCGGTCCACATAGGAGACACCCGAAAGCTTGAGCATCTTCTTGGACTCAGGCGGGAGATCGAGGAAGGCATCCCGCATCCGACGAGTCTCGACACCCTTCGAGGTCCGCCGTGCGGACACGAAATTCATGGTGCCTACGTCGAGACCTACACCTCGGACTGTTTCGGGTTTCCCGCTCATGTTCTTGTCACCCTTCTTTTGTCTGACGGCGGGCATTTCTGAGGGCTCCGCTGGCATCATCCAGACCTGAGGTACTCGGGGCTACCGAGTTGATTGTCTCAATGTCTGTCTTCGTTGACCCTGAGACGATACCACGAGGAATGAATCTCTCTTCTGGCTCCGAAGAGAGGGAGGCAACAGTGCCCCCGCCGGACCCAAACTGAAGCCCGCTCAGAGCGCCTCGAACGGCATTCGCGATTGCTGCCGCCAGTTGATCGGTCTTGGGTTCAGGTTGACGTTTCCGCATGTCTTCTCGAAGACCCCGGATTTCGAGGAGGAGTTCCCTCAGCAACTCGGTCGAGTGTGGGTCATGGTGTCCCTCCGTGTGTGGATTCCCAGAACCCGACTGATGGGAGGACCGTGCGATCTTCTGGTGGTTCGCAGAGGGTTCGATCGGAGGAGGCGGCATGATGGGTAGGTCTTCCCTTCTGATGGTCTGAGCTTTCATCACACTCACGGAGACAAGACCACGCGCCTTGGCATCCTCCAGGTCACGGGAATTGGAGATCGCTGAGAGACTCGTGCGGATCTTGGAACCGCGAGTCATCTTCAGGCCGAGATCACGGATGTGAGCCGAGTCCCCGAGGCAGGTGATTTCGACCTCGCTCATTTGAACGCATTGTCCAGGATCTTGCTGATGTTCTTGTCCATGAACCGATCAACGCAATCTTTCCTGGCCCGACGAAACGCCCGCTCGATGAAGTTGTGCTTGGCGATCCCTGGATGGATCCAAGCCTTGTCTGTTGTGAGGGGTGTCGAGCGAATGATCAGTTCTCCCTGCTTCCCTCGCAAGGGCACCTTGTAGACGCCCTGGGCTTGGGTGAGCCACTTCATCTTGTAGGGGCCATTGGTCCCAAAGACGATCAGATCGATCCAGGGCCAGCTTGAGGACACCTCAATCGTGTTGTCCTTCACCTGATAGGTGAAGGACTTGTAGAACTCCTCCGATGTGGGCACCTGATGGGTCTTGGCCGCGTCCTTCTTGGCCTCCTCACGGATGTACTTGAGGAGGCAACGACCGAAGAACTGGAGGTCGGACTTGTCGAGGACAGCCCCAACCTGTCGCTCCAAAGGAGTGATGTACCGGCTCCGAACAGTCTTCTTCTCGGTAGAGGGTTTTCGTACCGCTCTGGTCGAGTGAACTTTTGCTTGCGGTGCCTTCGGATGGGCAGCGATGTGGGGGGCCGGGATCTTCATAGCTGGTCTTGAAGAATCTCCGCCCGCTCCAGTGCGATATCAGCCGTCTCAATTGAGTGGTCGTAGTCGCGGATCTCCATGTTCTCCACGAGTCGCATCTCAGGGGAAACAACCATCTCAGACACTGCTACAGGGGGCTCTATGAGAGAAGGTGGGGAAGGTGGGAGTGGTGGGGGGAGTGGTGGGGGGAGTGGTGGCAGACTAGCCACCAACTCAACAACCTCTGGACTCGTGGTGGCAAGAGCGAATGCTGGTGGATGCACACGCGCACGCGCTACAGGGGGTCTATGTGTTGTTCCAGTAGATGGCCTCGACGGTGCGCTTCCACCGACCGGGGTGCCCGACCTGGCTTGCAGTGATGCGACTGCGATGCGGAGATTCAAGAGGATCTCCTCTTGAATCTCGCTGCGGTGCTGGGCCGCCAACGAAGCCTCAGCCGTTGCAGCACGGAGAGCCGTCAGGTCAGATTGGACGCCCTCCAGGTCATTGAGGAGGTCGCCTACCTTCCAGATCCCAGTCACCAGAACCGCGAGGCCACCCACGATTCCAACAAGAGCACCAACCCATTTGCTGACACGCATGATGGGATGGCTGTCTGTGGGATCAGGCACAACCCCATCTTCAGGGGGCTGCGGTGGTGGGGGTGTGGAAGTCTTCTTTACCATCGCGTGGTGCCCTTTCAAAACCATTCCTCAAGTGCGGGATACCATAGGCGGAAGATTCGCCCACCCTCTGCTCTCAATCTTGCCAAGATCAGGGACAGGTGATCCATGACCACACCTGACTTGATCTCGGTTTCTGAGTACCGCACCACAGAGTACCCGGCGTCGAAGTAGGCATGGGCAGTTGCCGTGTCGTCGCGAATGCGGTCGGCTGGGTTGCCGAAGATGCACCCAGGACCGTGGAAAGCCTCCCCATCACACAGCAAGATCAGCTTGCGGTCGGCCCCGAGGGTCAGCTTGATGTCAGCCTCTCGCGGAGAAACACGACCGAAGACTTCGAGGGATTGCCATTGGTTCGTGACGAAATCAGTCTCACCAAGAGCCACAAGAGCATCCGCCAGCATGACCTCAATCTTTGATCGGACCCGAGAGAACCGCTTCTGAAGCACGGCTGCCTTCTCGTCCGGGCTCATCGCCCGATAGCGGTCAGCATGGGCTCTTCCGACCCTAGAGGATCTCTCTGCCTTCCTACCTGAAGCCCACTCTATGTAAGCCTCATGACCGAGGGCATGAATCCCCACAGCCTTGAACAGATCGAAGGTGAGCCCCAACCTGGACATTGCATCACGGACCTTCTCCTGACCTTGAGTCGCCCTGAGTACCTCTTCGCAGAGAACCTCATTCGGGGTCCACACGTCCTGCTGCACCACCAACGAGTCCCATCGAACGGGAACCTCGTCCTCCTTCCGGTTCTTCAAGGACTCGTAGGCTCGATTTGACAGGGTTTCCTTGAGGTGTCTGCACGAAGAGCACAGACCAGGACCGCTCCTATGCGTGTAGGTCTCACGCCGGTACAAGCATCGGCACTTGGCGCACCGATACGTCGTGAGGTGAACCTCAAGCCATGCCTCATAACAGACAAGAGCTTCCTGGTGACGGGCGTCCGACCTCCCACGAAGATGCTGAGCGTAGGCGTTGTGGGAGATGACTGGGAGAGAGCACACACCACAGACGTTCATGTCCGTAGTCTAGCATCCCTATTCTGATTTTCGCCAGTTCCAGTCAATAGTCAATGTTCTCCCCTGTACCCGTCCTTGAGCGAATCTGCACAGGGCCGGGGACGTTGTCCTTGTCGGTTGCTTCCGGCAGGGCCGCATCCGGCGTAACTGGCCACGGCGGATCCTCCCGTGCGTCGTAGGTCTCCCGAGGAGGATTGTAGGTGTACCGGGTCTGAGGCCACGGGAGATTCGGGGACGCGATAGACCCGTCAATCGGGACCGAGTACCGGATGTCCGCCGAGTCGAGGTACGCGAGATTGAAATGCTGTTGCATGACGTTCCCGCGATTCGTGGGACGCCGAACAGGACCGATCGAGTACCGGTCGTTGTTCTGCTTGATCACGAAATCACGCTGGGAAACGATCGGCGTGAAGGTCATGAAGACCTCGTAGGAGTGCTCCTTCCTACGACCCGTTGAACCCTGTGAGATGCGCTTTTCAGCGTCGTCCGGGGCCATGATGATGTCGTAGGGGCCTTCGTAGCCCCCAACGAACCCTGTCCCGTAGCAGATCTTGCAGCGGTTCGAGGGCTGCTTCGAGTAGGCCCGAATGCGGGACTCCACCTCGACTCGGCACTCACATGGGACCCCAGCGACCTTCTGGACGAAGAGCTTGATGCGCTCTCCGCCTTGAGTGAGGATCCAATTGTTGCGACGGATGGCCTCTCGCCAGATGTAGTCGAGTTGCTCAATCTGCGAGTCGGACGCTGGCATCGTCACGTTCAGCGGAGTCTCAATCAGACCCCCCGGCTGGGCCGCGTCCTCCGCCACCGTCGTCACCCGGTAGAAGCTCTTCTTGTCCACCCCCGGCTGGACGAGGTTCTTGAGCGTGTAGTAGGTGACTACCACCGCGTCTGCTGGACCCGTGGGCAACGGGGCGAACACGAGCCTGTCGTTCCGAGGATTGAGGTCTGTCGCATCCCCCAGCGTGATCTCGTTCGCCGGGCCGAAGACCTCGTGGATCCGAGCCGGGATACCGTTGATCGTGACGATCACATCCTCAAGGGAGTTCGCCGCAATCCCCTGGGTCCGGGGCTTGTACATCGGGTAGCGAGTCCTGAGCGTCCACCGTCGGACGTTCGGAGCGTCACCGCGAGATTGCCAGCCCGTCTCCCACGGGATGACCTCATCAGCGACGAGGGCCACATCGGTGAAGTCCCTGAAGAACGTCCCACCGACCGGAAACGAGTTCATCCTGCGGAACGGTCCCCGGTCGGACGCATCCGACCGGTACACGTTGACCCCGAGGACGTTGTACGCAGAGTTCCCACCGAGAAGGGAGGGGTCATCCCACCGGATGTCCAGCATCCCCTTCTCGAAGGGACTGACCACCATGACGTTCATGGGGGGCAGGGGGTACGTCGTCGGGGTCCACACCATCGGCTTCCCTCTCGGGAAAGATAGCGTGCCTAGTGCGTCTGAGCAGCCTGCGGCTGACGGGGCAGGATCACGACCGTCCCGTCAGGAGCCATCTGCCACGGCGTCCCAGGCTCGATACCAAGCCGTGCAGCGGCTGCGTTCATGATGCCCTGGGCGCGCTCCTCGACCTCCGAGAGGCTCGCCAGAAGCCGAGCCTTGCGGACCTCGCTCTGCCCAATCTGCTGGACAGTCTCCTGCGCCTGACGGTGCATCTGGGTCAGAGCCACCACCTCTTCGGGGGCGAGCTTCTTGGCCATCTCGGAGGCTGGGGCTTCGGTGGTGTTCTCGTCGGTCATGTTCTTCCTCTGCTGTACCGATGGTTCGGGGTACAGGCGTCTGACTCTACCGGAGAGCCCTACTTCTTCCAGTAGTCGTCGTGAATGATCATCGCAATCAAGCTGAGGAGGATGAGCAGAATCCACCCAATCCCCATCCAAGAGAGATCAGGCATCTCAGACCGGCTTCACACCGTCGCCGTTGTACGGGAGGGCAAAACCACCGTCCAGGAGAGCCTGGTTGATATGGATTTCCTTCTTGCCTGAGGGCGTCACATAGACATCAGCGAGCCAGCGTCCGTACTTGTCCGGCTTGTAGCTCACGAGCCGCAAGGGGCCGAGGGAGCACAGGCGCTCGACCTCTGCCTTCGCCTTCAATCCACGGGCCTTGAGAGCCGCGTCCGAGCTATGGATCTCCGGGCAATTGATCCCGAAAAACCTGAAGCTCAACTCTGTGCTCTTGGAGAGAGCCACGGAGTCGTGGATGAAGAAGCCAAAGTCAACCTCCTGGGTGAAGGTCTTGACCAGCCTGAAAACGGCGGTGTCGCCGTCGAGGACTCGAACGATTGAGGCCGCGTACTCCCACGTCATGCTCAGGGGCAGCTAGAGCCTGACAACCGGATTGGGTCCGTACAGGCTCTCGAACGAGTAGATCTCGTCC